TAAAGCCGTTGTGAAGAAGTACTTTTATCCAAAAGTATAAAATATTGATCGCCAGAACAGACTCTTCTTCGTAGTCCATCCTCTTGGTGCTTTTCCAGAGTACACCACCTCCAGCCATCGCCTCTGATCCTTAGAGAACCAACCTTCTTCAGGACATGGATAGCTGGATTGGAAGTAATCCATAAAAGAGCAGAATTTTGTGTCCCACATGGCTCCGCCAAGCCACAATCCGATTAATCTAGTTAATGACACCTCTAAACTAGAAACGCTTCCTTCGGGATACAGAGCCAACTTGAACCATTCAACGGTTGGTCTGTGCGGGCGACCACCACGGTAGGTTGTGCCTAGCAGTTTGAATTCGACTGGGTCAATCGTTTTCTCACACTTCTCAGGCTTCAACACCATACCGATAACGTCGGCATCTTTCTGTGCAAGAGTTAGATCAAAATCACTCCCACACCTGAAAGCACTGTCATCCCCAAGGACACGTAGATTCCTCATGTCTGCGTTTTGACACGCTGCTAGATAATCGACAAGTATGTAATTCACAACTGAGTCAATCATCTGCGTCCACCAGGAGCCAGACGGCACACCACGATACTTACGGAACAAACGTCCGTCGGGCATCAGTATCGGAGTGTTGATAAAATACCACACCATACTATCCCAGACGTTTCGCCACTTAGCGGCGTCACGCTTTGATACATTTTTCCCTTTCCACATAGAAAAATCAATGTTTTGCCTTAGGATTGAAAAGGCCACACGAATTAACCAGGATGGTACTTTTGTATCAAACTTGCTGAAATCTAAACCGTATAGTGTTTCCCCTTCCCTTAAGTTCACACACCATTCAGTGTATAAGCGTTGAGAACTCTTCCCGTTCAACATCGGCGAGTTAGGGTCAGCCATGTAATCATGATACATTCTTGGCGCGTACTGACCTTCCACTGCTAACATTTCTGCGGGGTACACCCAGACCAATCTAGTCTTCGGAGAATCGCTTTCTGACATAGCGCCTCGTTGACCAGCTAACGCGGGGGGGAACCTAACGTTAGTTGGGTTAAATCGTTTTCCATCTTGTTTCATACGGTGTGCCAACCACCGAGTCTCATGATAGATCTCTTCCATACAATCGCCTTTCTTCTGGCCCATGAAAGTAACTCCAGCCGCCGTATCACGGCGGAAGTAAGCTCCTATTTCATGCCAATCAAGCGGCTCCCGTTTCCACGGGAGTTTGAACGCTTTCTTGGCCTTCTTGATGGCCTGAATCATACATCTGCGCTGATGTCGATTTAAATGGTGGAATTCATTCTTGTTATCACTAGCGAATTCCTTAAGTGATCTGTACATCCCAAGAGTACCCTCAGGACGACGAGTGAAACCGTAGATGTCTTCATAGACGTCACGATCAAATGTTTTTAGGGTTTGACGGACCCAAGGATCAGTGTTGGACTGTCCACCGTACACTCCGTAGCCACGGTACCTGGCACGTTCACGAAGATTTGCGGAATTGTAATCCCGTTCTATGATATCATAGCTGGCTCCCCTCGTCCGATCAGACGGTTCGAGGGAGGAGTCGTCAACCGAATGGGACTCCTCTATGATGAGATCAACGGGGGTGGGGTCGCTAGTTTCAAATTCCATTGAATAAAAGCGAAAGAAAGAAGGCTTGAAAAACCCGGAAACCGGTAAAACTC